AAATTGCCGGTGCGAATCACTTAACCCCCTACAGATTAACCACTTTAGCTATCACTATTGGACTATATTCACAGAAAGATATAAAAGCGACACATAGCGAACGTAGTTTGCAAAGAATGAAACCGGAGAACACATAATGCCTACTCCTCCAATCAGCTTTGAACTCCTGCTTGAAACACTGCGCGTTTTTGAAAGCAACAACAATAATATATCCGCTGCCGCTCGTTCTTTAAATATCCCACGCCAAACATTTGAACACAGATTAAACCGTGCAAAAGAACAATTTCCCGGTGGATCACCTGAGCAAAACATCAATGGTCGTTGGACATATCCCCGCATTATTATGAAAGATGTTCCCAATACGCAGTGGGTAATTGGTTCCGATCTTCACATTTGGGATGGCGATCCGCCCCTGATTTACAAAGCCTTCGTAAAAGTATGCAAGTCTCTCAAGCCAGATGGTATCATTCTGAATGGAGACGTTATCGATGGCGCTAGGATTTCACGCCACCCGTCAATACGCAGCAGCAAAGCGCCAAAAATCGAAAAGGAAATCGAGACTGCCAAGAAATGGCTTAAAATGTTGCCCAAGACCAAACACCGTCTCTGGACAATGGGAAACCACGACGTCCGAATCGATAACTACGTTGCCTCCAACGCCAATGAACTCGACGGATATATCCTGTCCCTTCAAGAACATTTCACCGACTGGGAAATTGCGTGGGCATTCGAACTCAACAACACCGTTGAAATCAGACACCGCTTCCGTGGCGGTATCCATGCAGGTTGGAACAACGCTCTCCACGGAGGGATTAGCATGGTTACAGGACATACGCACCAGCTCCAGATGACGGCTATGCGTGACAGAAACGGCTCGCGGTGGGGCATTGAGACTGGCTCGTTAGCCGATCCCTTTGGCCCACAGTTCCAGTACGCTGAAGGCTCTCCTAGCCGCTCTCAGATGGGCTTTGTTGTCATTAGCTTTGATGAGGATGGCAATCTAATGCCGCCAGAATTGTGCGAAATGATTCGCGGTCGTCCAGTGTTCCGTGGGCAGTACATTATGTAAAAGGGGTACGGGCTAAGGATGGACCATCAGGCTACTACCTTTGTCTTAAGCCACACCCCCGTACAGCGTGGCAGCATTGTATTAACTTCCAATACGGACGTACAGCCGCTTGACCAAGCCAGAACACAAACCAGACATGGCCGACCTAAATTAGTGGTCCCCCAGCAGTGTGCAATGCAGGAACATACTGGGGGTTGCCTCTATTATTCGTCGTTATCAACGATGTCAACGTCTTCGTCAGTCTCTTCAACCCACTCAACAAGGGTCTCCTCGTGAGTGTCTTCGTCAATCACAGACATAAGGCAGGGCAGCTCAAATGCCGCCTGAAACAAAGCTAACTCAGCCTGAAGCTCTTCATACGAATCAGCATTAGGAACGGCAGCCTCGCCACTCCAGAACGCAATCTCGCCATCATCATTATAAAACACTTCACGGATAGCATATTCACCAATGTCATCTAATGCAGATACAATTGGATCGTAAACAACGCGGTAATTCCAAGACATTTCTTTATCTCCTGTATCAATTGTGTAGGTCGTGAACGAAACGGATGGGAACATCCCATACAAAAACTCAACTGAAAGGGTGTCGGCAGTAAACGGCATTTTACACTCCAAGGATAATCAGTTTGCGTATGGTATTTAGAACTTCATTCAGTTTGATGACAAGAGAATTGTTAACCATACAGTAATGATCAATCACTATCCGTCATTGTTTTTGGTTCTGCGAACATTTTGTAAAAATACAAAAGAGTATCTTTATTTCTTTCCGCATAATCCCATGCTGTATTAAAGTCTCCCGTCAAACAACATTCAGATTGACCGTTTTTTAAACAGACAACAGTATATAAATCCTCATCAGGATGCCAATTTTTTTGGGTGTTCATCCATTCAAATGTTGTTTCGTTTTTATGATCCATCACCACTGCACGTCCCCATTGACAACAATATGCTCGTACCACCGGTCGCCATCTTCGCTTTCCCATAAAGCCCAGACGTTGTGTGGTTCGTATTCGTAGCGGATAAGGGTTTTCATTTCGGTGGCTCCGGTAATGGCATCCAATGGGATGGGCAAATACAACGATCCGGCCCATCACTTTCAACGCGATGGGGGGCGTAAACAAACATTGGTTCATCGCCATATGTATAGTGCATTTCACTATGATACACCGCCACCGCAATCCGCTGACCAAACTCCGCCTGATTGCCTTTTTCCTTATTGCCGTACACTAAAATTGGACGGTCTTTCGGTGCTGTTTCTATTGGTTGCCATTTATTCATGTCCGCACCATCCCGCAAAAGCCGTGGGTTGTGCTGTACACTGCGGGCCAAGCACCAGTATCAGGGTCTTTCTCGTTTTCGTATCGCATATGCCGCCAGCGCCAAGCCATGCAGTTTGGGCCAGAGCAAGTTCGGTAGCTTGGTGTTTGGGCGCAATCTTTGTGGTGGGCCTCTTCAGGAGTCATATAGTGTGGGTTATCAGTCATTTTGTTATCTCCATTACATTAACTAAAAATACTATCCTCATATTTGTCATCATTGTCAATCAATACAACAACGCCAGTTATCTTTATGTATGCGTCAATGATCTTAATATTCTCAGCATCAATCTCTTCGTATTTTTCTAAAGTCTTCTCTAGATCGTTTACCCGTTCTTTTAGTACAGCGACGTAACGCATGATTGGGTCTTCATTCATTGCACAGTCTCCTGCGAATCAGTTGGCTTACTCATAATCATGGATGAGAACACCATTGCAGCTTTCGTGCGGTCAGGCTCTTCCATGTTAGCCAGAACAGATGCGGTGAACGACGCCATAATGTGCAACACAGTGCCAATCGTCATGCCATCAACCGCCCTACCAATGGCGTCATACGCCTTGACGTGCTTGGCTTGGGTCTTCTTCTTCATGTGTTCTTTAAGGTTAATGGTCACGTTTAATCTCTTTCAATAGGTCAATTTGACGGGTCAGGAAGTCGATCTCCTTGGTATATTTACCAATCTGATCAATCGCCCAGTTAGCACGCATGTTGGCAGCCAGAAGATCGTCGTGGAGCCGACTAATCACAGACTGGTACTGAACCTCAACATCGGGGTCTACGATAATCCTCTGGCCATCCATCACTTAGTTTCCTCAATCACGGTGAACACATCACCCTCATCAACAACCGCAATGGAGAAAATACGTTCAGCAGGAATAAAGCCCACAACGTAATCATCCCACGACGACTGTTCGCCATCTGGCAACTTCTCATTGCGGTAGAAAGTTGCGCCTTCCCAATCAATGTTCAAACGATCAGCAATCACCTGAAGGCAGCCACCATTGTTTAACCAGATATTCCAAATATGCTTACCCATTACACCCTCACTTGGTACGGAAGACACGGAAACCAACATCATGGTTGGTATCGTCAAACACAACACGAAACGCTTTAGGCGCACGCTTCCTATTAGAAGCATACACTGTCTGGCGAATGCTACTAAACGATGACACGTCATCATAGGGAATGAAGAAGCTATCCTCAACATCCATAGCATCCCAAGGAAAGGATGACGACAGACGAGATGGACGAGGCATCTTTACTTTTTTATCAATCTTATATTCGCTCACTGTATTACTCCTACTAACAGAGCCATCACAGTAACGAATAATTACGACGGATACAATGGGGTATTCCCAGTATTCCCAGCAAAGCGTTGGCTCTCACTAAGCTCAAACGTACGCTCAGCGCCGCGTTGGATCATGCCAGACCGACGCATGAAGTTAATGGCTTGGCTAACCGTATCAACCAAGTCGTCATGGATGCCTTTGGGAAATGATTCGACTTCGGTGACAACCATGTCAGCCCATACACGGAATGTATCTGGATCACCGATCTTAGTGGGCGCATACACCAATCCCTCAGCGAATAGGTGCTGTACGGCATATAGCCGTGCAACCTTGTCTAGATCATTCGGGCTAACCTCACGGACAGAGAACTCTTCGATGCCAACGAGACGCCTGATCTCCTGAGCCACACTAATGCCCGGTCCCTTGGCTTCAACTAGCAAGATGTCCAGCTTAGATGCTCGTGCAGTCTCAACTACCTTGGCGACCAGATCATGGAACTCAAGGCGCTCCTTCCATGCATTGGTCAACATGATCTTGGGAATGTCACCGCCCTGATCAGAGCTTTGGATACGGCTAGATACAGCTCCTTGGAAGTTCTTATTTGATACAGCGGTGTAGTTACCCGAATCACGCCACACGCCCCAGCAAGTCATGGCGGAGAAGTCGTTCTCTTTCTTCGTGGTGTACGCCAAATCAAGCGATCCAATCGTAATCTCCATGTCGGGGAAGTTGTCGCCCTCATATGGTTCCCACCATGTACGCTTGATAATACCGCCACCCGCTGGCTGAGGACGCATCTGTAGCTGACCCGCTGATCCATACGGGCCAAGACGCCCTTTTAGTTCATTAACTTCCGTTGGGCCAAACCGCTCAGGCCAGAGAAGTTCACCCTCCTCTTGGCGTGGGTCAGTCCATACGATGTCACCTTCGCCGTCATTGGCCGAATCAGGAACCAGCACCGTGTAAATGCGGCGACTAGGCTCAAACTCCATTGGCAACATCAGATGTGTCCAGTTACCAATGTCCTGCGATAGAATATGCCCAGTGATGTCACGCTCGTTCAGTCTCTGTTGCACCACAATACGGCAGCCAGTTTTTGGATCGTTCAGTCGGGTTGACCAAGCCATATCCCACCACTCAATGGTAGACATGATCACGGCCTCAGAGTTGCTTTCACGCGCATTGTTAGGATCGTCACAGATCAAATACTGTCCACCCAGACCAGTCGTTGAACCGCCAACCGATGTGGTCATACGACGGCCACCTGATTCAAGATCAAACTGGCTCTTGGTGTTCTGGTCGCTCGATACCTGAACGCGATCACCCCAACGCGACAGATACCAATCACTCTCAAGCAAGCGGCGGCACTTCAGGCTGTCCTGCAATGCCAATGTCTGGCTATACGATGCATGTAGAAACTGCACACCATTGCCCGACACTGGTGTATTCTCAGGCTGGGCAAATACCCACGCCGGGAACAACACACCACACAGCGTTGACTTACTGAAGCGGGGCGGAATGTTAATGATCAGGTTACGGATGTTACCGTCAGCACACGCTTGCAGATGATCACACACCGCTTGCATGGAGAAACCACCACCAACGAATGGCGCTGGATCAATTACGTGCCACGCTTCCTTAGTGAAGTCATACAGGCTGCGCTCCATGCGACGCTTAGATAACTTGTTCCGTAGCGCCTCAGCCTCGTCACGAGACATTTTAGTTATATCAAGCATCGTCTTCGTCATCCAGATCGATAACAATCTCATCTGGTGCGGGTAATGCCAGAATAGCGTTCAGCATTGATTCGAGCTGCTCCTGCTCCTCAATGTCCAAAACATCCACGTCAATCTTCTGCGTCAATACTGGGCCACCACCAGCGCCAGTGACTTCCATCTGCTTGACTTCAGCCCAACGGCCTTTGCCACGCTTGCTGAGGAAGAACTTAGCCGCATCAACAGCCTTGTCAGTCTTAGCCGTCATCTCATCAAGTAACACGCCAGTAGCCAGCGTCATTGTATCAGCCCAGCCAGTTCGTAGTTCTAGATCGTAATGTTTTACAAGCGTCTTTTCATTGACGCCCATAGCCTCAGCAATCTCATATTGCCATAAACCAGCCGCAGCCATTAGTTTGACTGTACGCCTTGATGCGTCAGACACTTTATGTGATGGACGGCCCATCTGTTTTGGCTTCTTTGGTCTGGCCATAGTAATTCCATAAAGTTTGATTTTTCTGTTGTATCACAACACTTTACAAACACACGAGTCTTGTTTGTCTTTCCCCCCATCTATTTTTACGGTTTTTTGCGGTATTCTGATACCCCACAAATGAACTGAAATTTGGTTCATTTATCATAAACAATGTTTGGAACTTGTCCCCATTGCCAATCCCACAGATACCATGCGTATGAATGCCGGGGTGCCCCCTTGCTGCCCTCAATCCACTTAGGACGACGTGTCAGAACGATCTTACAGGCGAATGGTGATGTATTACCGAATATGCCCTTTCGGCTACTGGCGCAGTCAAACTCATTCCTGAGTAACATGGCTACTTTGCCACCGAAGTTCTTTGTTAGCAGTAATGCGTGGTTAATGAACTGATCAGCTAAGTCCTCAGCGAATGGTGGGTTGGTTATGATATCCCTTCCCTTATTATCCCATGTGAGTAGGAAGTCTTTTACATCATAGCCAAAGCCGTAGTCGTGTATGTCTGAGCAGTACACATCTATGCCTGTGTTAGCCAAGGTGTTTGCGATGGCCCCCTTGCCAGCCGCTGGTTCCCACACACGAGTGAAGTCCTCATGCCTCAGCAGAACCTCCGTACACCAAGCTGGCGTCTCATAGTGATCCCATGCCATACGTTCATAATGCGTTGCGTTCATTAGTTGGTCTGACATGGGATACACTCCTATTTCGTTATCGTTGAGCGGTATCTGGATACCACAGTGGTTTATGTTAGCCCTTAATTGCCTTGATGATGTAGTAAACATTACCAATCACCATTCCCCACAATATAAGTGCGGCTGGGAACTCAATCATCCAATAGTCAAAGCTAACTAGCGTAGGAATTTCCATCTCAATCCTCCTCTGATGCTTCTAATAGTTCTTCGAGCATATCCAACTTAAACAAAAGTTCTAGAAACTTAACATAGTCGCCTAATTGAACGATTGTCTCCAATGAGGTGAAGATTGGCAGCATCTTCTTGTCTGAGTAGTGATTGATAATGTGAGACGCCAAACCAACTGACTTTAAACCAATTGACGGCTGTTTAACCCAATCCCACGGTCCAGCACTAAACATTCCACCCATTGATCCATAATGATCTAGCAAGCGCATGAACTTGGTAAACGAGTTTGGCTTGAACATCTGTGTAATCCAGATTGGCAAGTCGTTCGTGTCGAATGTTTCTGTTGTGATTAAGTGCCAGTTTTTCATTTGTCTTTGTCCCATGAGAATTTTGGTAATGTCACCTTTGGCTTTTCGCCCGACATTGTTGCACTGATGTCTGCGTTCTTCTTTACTCGCTTTGCTACTGCTGCCTTTGTCTTCCCCTTCTGTTCAGTCTTTGGTGCTTTTGTTGGTTTATCGTCTGCATTAGTGAATTTAATTGCCATTGCTGTCAGCCTTCCTCATCAAATTGCAACTTATCGGTAATTGATTCGATGATCTGCTGAGTGGCTGGCGACCAATCCATAGCCCTAGCTTTTTTCAAAAGACTATACAGAAATGCCCTGTAATCATCCACGATCTCTTCGTACAGATCAATTTCCTTGCGATACTCAACGCATACATCGCCCAGTCTGCGGGTCTCACGGTTTAGAAACACCAATTCATCAACGGCGTCCATTCCCTTAGCTCCATCAAGCAATTCTGGCTTAATCCCGTCCCATAACTTATTCGTTACCATCTGCTTCTTTTCTTTTGGCGTTACACTAGCCCGCACACACATCATTTTTCTCCTTCAACGTGCTTTAGAATACGCTTTAGCATCTCATGATCTTGTTTAGATCGGCGGTCATTGTCCCGACCTTCGAGCTTCTGACCAACCATAATTAATGGCAATGCAACCAACTGGATAACACCACCGGATACGTAGAAAACTAACTGCTCCCACCTTGCGTCTAATGATGGTAATAGTGACCATATCATAAAAGCGTAAACGCAAAACATTGATGACATAGCTGCGACTGTATGTCTAGCCAGCCAATCATTAAATTTATGGAAGTGATCAAACATTTTATAAATCCTACGCTATTAAGATGGCCGCGAGCAGGAACCAACCCCATCCCGACACATCATGTACACCGCCTACAATAGCACAAATTAGGGCAATGCTGGCAACAATATGATTTCCCCGCATCACCAATCCTCCGTTAAAATAAGGTTAGCCATAGCTGACCATGCAGAATCAGGTGCTATACAAGCCAAGCCAAGAGAATTACCCGCCACTAGCCTGTTTGCTGCTCGACCAGCCTTCAGCATTTCTTCTGTTGGATTTTTAAGGAGACTACGAATCCGTTCAATCTTATCTGCGGCTTCATTCGTAAGCGCAATCTCATCCTCGCTTGTGTATATTCGTAACCGCAACCGTTCAACAATATCCATCACTCACCCTCCTTCAGTGCTGGCAGTATCATTTTATTTTTCGCCTAATGTTTTGCGAACATCTTTTTTAATGGCATAGAGAATATCATCTTCATTGCCACACTCTAAGATATCCTCCAATTGCTCACGATACCGATCATTCTCTGCCCTGAGGCGAACTAATTCTGAAACCGTCACGTCGTCAGCAAGTCTATCTGTTGGTTTGTACGGACCTAACCATGTAATGCTCATTTTAATTTCCTCAATGAATTTTGGACATTGCAACCGAAAGACTTGGACACATGATTGGATCATGCATTACGCCGTAAACGTAATAATCAAATCCGTATGATTCTTTAACTGCCCAAATTTCAATGTTGCCTTTTTTGTAAACGATGTAAGCCATTGTATTTCTCCGTTAGTTGCCCGTTGGCCGTTGTTGATGGACATAGATATAAACGCATCCACGAATCATGTCAACCCCATTGTTCAGCCATTGCCCTTGCTATGCCTTGATAGGTCGTGCTGCGAATCTTCCACCGGTCCGCTGATGGCGGCAAGTAATGCAAGCGCTCCCGCTGGTTCTTGGGCAACGCCATCATCTCATCCTTGACGTTGTTTGTCGCTACCAATGGTTGCAGCCCCTTAAGCCACAGGCAGGTCGCTTTCTGCTCCAAGTGCCCAAACATCCACGGCTGCACAACTTGCGTCTGCTTGACCCCTCCGATGCGTTCTTTGGCATACTTGTGCATGATGGGGTTCTCGACGGCTATCATAGGAATATCAGCATTTAACAAATCCTTGAAGAACGCCGCTCCACCATCAAGTTTGGCCCATCTCGAAGGGTCTTTGTGTAGCCACGTCACACCGCTATTGGTTAGATACGTGCATGGCGGATGGGCGACCATCAAATCCCAGCCATCGCCAATAATATCAAATACATTGCCCTGATAATGCGGTCCAGCTTTGTCGGTTGGCAGCAGATCGCACGACATGGCATCATGCCCCTTGGCAATGAAGGCATCGCGAACTGTTCCGCTGTATTCACATGCAATAAGAACTTTCATCGTTTGATTTCCTTTTTGTTGTTCCAAAACCTTTATTTGGATTTTTCTTTTTCCCACCAATTTTTCCACCAGCAGATGCTGTCTCAGATGTGAACTTATTTCTGTTACCTGTTTTGCCACCAAGCGATGAGACTTGTTTACGCTTCTCAGCTGACAGTAGGGCAAACCCTGTTTTGCTCTTCAATTCCATGTTGCATGTAACCTTTATTAATTTGGATGATGGATAGGAATGGGCTGTTAGCCAGAACGATTGGCTGGGCTATGATCATCCAAGACTTGACGCGGAGACCAGTAGCCCCCGCAATCCGTTTCCGCTTGAACAATGGAATAATCATTGCACGTTGATCTTGAATGTCAGTGAAGGCTTAGGCGTGGACACTTTGCAGTTCTTGGTCCACCAATCTTCACCCATCTCCTTCTTGACCTTATCGGTGTCAAGGGTCCAACGAACTGAACCTTCTGAGAACACAGCTTTAAAAAGATTGCCGGAAACTTCTTTGCCGGTAGCGCGTTCGCGAATCACTTCCTCAGCTGCGTTGAACTGAGCAGTAAGTTCCTTGATCTGAGCCTTGAGGTAAGCTGCCGCGTCGATGACTTCAGCGGTGTTCATTGCGGTGTAATCAGTTGCGTTGCTCATTGTAGTCTCCTTGGGTTGGGCCTCAGCCCCGTTGTTGATGTATCTTGTGTAAACGCATCCACAGCATCGGTCAATAGCCCCGATCAATAATTTCTGAAATAATTGACCAATCCTTCTCGTAGTATTTTGCCTTGATCTTCTCGACCACATCCTTGTCGTTGGCCGTCGTGAAGTTGACGATATTGCCGCTGTTGTCTTCGGCATAATTGATGTGGATGTAGGAGAAGTTCCATGACGTATCGCCATCAAAGTCAGAGCCGTACTCAACAAGCGCCGTGGCATCGACGAGCACTACCTTGTCGCCAATTGTGTACTCGAAGTTGTCGATTGCAAACTCAAAATCACCATCACAAAAAAACATTTTCGTCTCCGTTGGTTGCCCGTGGGCCGTTGTTGATGAACATAGTATTAAACGCATCCACAGATGATGTCAACAGCCTATTTCGTCAGAACATAAATTCATTATTTCCATCATGTCCGCTAAATGATGAACACGCTTATCAGACAGCACTAACACGCGCCAAAGATCAAACACTGGCGACCACTGGCACCAAGCAATCTCTTTGCCATCATGAAGCACGGTAAACATAGTCTCGCTTTGGTATTTTATATCAAATTCGCTGCTCATTTCGCTTTTCCCTTAAAACATCGTTCCAGTCACCGATCCGTGTAGGAACACGAACCTCAATCTTCATCTCAGGATTTGTCATCTTCAGTCGCCTTGCAAGATCGTATGCGGCTGAGTGACCCGTGAAATTAACATCGTTATCCGCGAAAATTGTTAAGAAATTGCAAATTTTTGGCGGCTGAAACTGTTTTAATAAGGGAGCACTAATCGCTGACCATGTTGGTATGCCCGTCAGGATACTGGCTGACATTGCTGTCTCAATGCCCTCAGCAATGCCCATTGATTCGGCTGGCTCTGTAAGTCGAATAGCTGAACCGGGCGGGATTGATCCGGCCATAAGCAGCTTATTAGGATTAAACCCCGCAACCTCACCATTTGTGAGCAAGTACGTCTTATGTACGGACACGCCACGACCATCCACGTCACTGACTTTGGCTGCCATAACAAAATATGATCGATAGTCCCCATCGGGATGTGTTGCGTGGCCCTCACGAATGACAGGGGAGGCGTAGAAGCCATTTAATCGTGTTGTAAGGTACGACCACACCGGAGAGCCATTCATGACCCTCCGCGTGCTCTTCCAGAACCGTTCCGCTGATGAATGAGTTTTTCCCGTATCAACTTTTGGCACGACCCTGAGTGTCGCGGTATCTATCAATGGTTCTACCATTTTGAGGACATCTCCGGCTGGTATTCCCCTGATTCGCGACACCAAGTTAAATCCATTACCCGCACCGCAGTTAGAGCAAATCCAATTGCCATCTCCCTGCTTATTATCAAACCGAAAGCGATCCTTACCGCCACAGATTGGGCATGGACAATGTTTGCCAGATAGGTGTGCGCTATCGACCCCCAACTGTAGAAGGATGCTATGCCACTTGCCGTGTGATTGGGCTATTGCTGTTGCGAAGTTCATTTTTCTCACGTTGTTTTGCCTTAGTGATGTTTAAATGCTTGATCCAAGCTGATGTAGCCTGTGACGGCATGATTGGGAATGGCCTACTAGCCGGCCCCACACCAAACCTCTGACGGTAAGCGTGATAAGCCCAACCATCTTTGTATCCCTTGATTTGAGCGTGTCCAAGCAATTCTGCGTAGAATGTTGATTTGGCAGCCGCTGGCCAGTCTTTGGCAATCTGCTTTTTGTTTGGCGTTAGTTCTAACAATTCACCCTCTTCTGTATTTATCTTTGATACGTACTCAGCTTTAAAGCCACAAACTGGGCATTCCCGTGTTTTTGGGGGGCGAACGAACGTGCATTTTGGACAGGGTTTCGGTAGCGGCGTTTCTTTTTCAAACTTACTGGCCGTTCTTTTATCGCCCGAATCGAGTGTCTCATGGTGAATGTCCGTCACAAATCCAAGCCGGATTGTTGTGTCACTGTGGTCTAATATCAGGCAATTATCCTTGCCTTCAGCCGTTCTAAGTCCACGGCCAATGATCTGTGTATACAAAATCTCAGAGCGTGTAGGCCGCGCCAGAATGATGCACCGCACATCCCAATCAATGCCAGTTGTGAGAACACCGACATTGCAGACAATCTTCAAATCACCGTCTGCAAATTGTTTGGCGATTTCCTGACGTTCCAACAGTTCAGTAAAAGAATCCATATACCCTGTTGGAACTCCAGCAGCCAAAAACTCTTGCTGTATCTTTTTAGCGTGAGCACGATCCACACCAAAGCATAGCGTTGGACGATCCTCACCCTTCTCAAACCACGTTGAGACAATATCGGCCACAAGAGTACCCTCCTGCATGGCGGCAGATAATCCTTTAGTCTCATAGTCACCCTTAACGATCTTAACATCCGTCAAGTCTGGGTGGGCTGGAGCAAACACACGGAACCCTGATAAATATCCAGCATCAATCAATCGCTGCGTTGTCGTTCCAACAATCAAATCATCATACAATTTACCCATGCCTCTGGCCCACGGAGTTGCCGTTAATCCAATAACAGGTATTCGATTTTCGGCCAGTTTCTCAAACCACTTACCGTAGAACTTAAACAGGACGTGGGCCTCGTCGATAATGACCAAGCCACAATCTGGCACATTACGCCGCATCAATGTCTGGATCGAAGCAACCTGAACCTGAGCCGTGTGATCCGTGCGCTCGTGATAGGCTTGCATGACACCGATATCAAAGATGCCATCCCGCTCAAATGACTTAACTGTTTGGTCAACGAGGCTGATTGCTGGAACGCAGAAGATAACTCTGCGCCCCCGTTCGAGTGCCATGTTGATGATATTACCCGCGATGGCAGTCTTACCGCCACCCGTTGGAACTTGCAGCACCGGCCTTTGTTTACCAGATCGAAGTGACTGGCGGAGAGCCGTAATCGCATCCTCTTGATAATCACGCAGTTTGTGCATTGTCTCTCTCGTAACATTTAACGTCGTAAAGGATTGTTTTGTGATCACGTTGCAGCCATCGACCAATTTGGCTAGCTGAGTATTTCAAATCTTTAACGGCAAAGTAGGCAACTTCACGACGAATTTTGACAACTTCGGGTTTATGATTCGGGACGATTAGAGAGTTAGGATCGACACTATGTTTTTGAGCAATTTTAATCAGTAGCTTCGAGAAATTGTTATTGGGGATATGGTCCACCTTGAACACAACTTCAACGGCTTCCTCAACACGGGAGGATACGACCTTTTGAACTTCTGGTGGCCTAATTGGGACAAGTCCCGCTGACTTGCCAAGTCCGCCCAATCTTTTTCTAACTGCCAAGTAATGTGCACGTAATTCATTGTAGTTTCGGAAGTCCTGTGTCATCTGCCTCGCCCATTGCGTAAATCGTTACAACCATTGGCTCTGATGATTCTTTGGCCCACTCAGCAGCCAAAGCCATGCACTGCGAGTCGTCTTCTACGATGTGGAGCTTAACAAGTAGGTCACTGGTGGCCTTCAAGATATTATCCAAATCACGACGTTTGTTGGTTTTTCTCGCCCTAATGTGAAGGGCATACTCGCCATCAATTGTCTGCTTAGTCTGTTGCTTCACCATCCAACCAGCCTCTTCAAGCCAGTCTTTGTAGAGCTTTGTCTTGTACATTCTGGAGCCAGTTATGCGCCAAAGAGCATTAGTTGACGGGGCCAGTGGAAGAGTTAATTGTATCATTACTTTTTACCAAAAAAATCTTCCGGTTTCAGATAACCCCCTGATGCTGCAATGATTTTCTTTGCTGCACTGATTAGCGGGTATTGTTTATATCGTTCAATTCGAGACAAGGATGCCATCGAAATTCCAGTTTGAAAAGACAAATCGTCAAGTGTGACAAAGTGTTCTTTTCGAAACATTCTCATGGGGTGGGTAGGCGTATATTCGAGATCGATTTCCGGCCCGCCGTCGTATTTGGCTGCATCCGAATCAATGGGTTTTCCCATGTCCAACATTCTCCAGTTCCGTCTTGAAAACAAACCCACATCAAATGGTGTTCAAACCCATAGTCAATCAGGAAGTGCGCCATAGCACTGCCCTTCGGGGTGAATACAGGTAGCGGGGGATCGAGCCGTTCAATCATTTGACAATCCTTGCATTGAGTGCAATCAATAACATGCCGAAAACAAACATACAAGGGTGTTAACCAATGAAACAGTTTCCACATGGCGCACAGTCGGATGCCACTGAGCTGCATAAACTTAGATTAGCTATGCCAGTTATAGAACATGAAATTACTAACCTTCTGGCTAACATATATATTAATAATCCTGAGTTAAAGAATGATGATACTTTTAAGTCAGATATCTTAGAAGGTTCTACTGACTATATGGATATTATTAATAAGTGTTTATTAGAACTATCTATTACAGAAGGTTATATAGAAGGTATTAAAATATCGCGCGCGCGTATGGATGACCGAATTTCGAAACATACCGTTCGCGTTAATTTGATCCGTACCCTGCTCCGCCGCATGTTGGAGATGGCCGATATGCGTACCGTTAAGGCCGCCAATGGAACCGTTTCGCTGAGCCAGAAGCCTCTGTCGGTACAAATTTTGGATGAGGGGTTGATCCCCGATGAATTTATGCGTATCAAAGTTGAACCAAACAAGACGTTGATTGGTGAAAAGCTAAAGGCTGGCGAAGACGTTCCCGGCGCAACGCTGTCTAATGGCGGCGAAACATTAACGGTAAGGTAACGATGAAAAACATTATCAAGGCATTGAATGAGGTGATGAAATCCGTCTCCTACGTTCAAAAATCCTCCGAAAATAAGTTCCACGGCTACAAGTATGCCAGCGAATCATCCCTCCTTGAATCACTTCGTCCCGCGATGATTGATCAGGGATTGGTGCTTATCCCAAGCATCGGAAACGTATCGCCAATCGACGCGCACGGTAATACAACCGTCACCGTCGAATACACATTGGCTCACACATCGGGCGAGATTTGGCCTGATAAAATTATTGCCGTTGGTTGCGGTAATGACAAGTCTAAATCTGGCAGCGTAGGCGACAAGGGTATTTACAAGGCTCTGACAGGGGCCAATAAATATCTGTTGTTCAAGTTGTTCCAGATTGAAACTGGAGACGACCCTGAGAAAGAGGATGGCGATAAGTCAGCACCGAATCAGGAATCTGAAAAGCCAGTTCCGAAGAAGCAGCCGTTCAAAGAGATTGAACTACCACAGCGTGCTTTAGAGGCTAAAGACGTTGATAACTATGTTGGTACTTTTTTTGGATTGCTGGAAATGTGTCGCGATGAAAATGAAGCCAAGGAAACATGGAAGGAAGAGAGTAAAAATAGAATAAAGATGGCAATAACGCCTAATAGTGATGAATATAAAAATATGAAAAACGCCGTTCTTGCAAAAATCAATGTGATGAGAGGAAATTAAAATGTCTAATTATGAAGTTAAAGATATGAGCGGATCAGCGTTCAAAAACAAATATAAAACCCAAGATAAGCATCCAAGCTATACCGGATCGGTTAAGGTGGATGGTGAAGATTACAAATTGGCAGTGTGGATTAAGGTAGATCGTAATGGTGAAAAGTTTCTCTCATGCAGTTTCCAAAAAGCCGATCAAGACAATAAATCTAATGGGGGACAACGACAGAATGCCCCATCAATTGATCTCGACGATGACATTGCCTTCTGATCCAAACTTTAGGTTCGAGTGGAAGGCGGTCTCTTATCGTCCTGAGGCCGTTACGAATGAAGCCCGTGGCATTGTCATCGGCAAGGGATTTAGCACCAAGCGAGATACTATCAATATCTTGCTTGAGGCTCTCCCCTTAACCGATCCAGACAACTTCTGTCGGGTAATCCTTCGTCCATTGGAATATATGGAAATTGATGAGCATTGGCCTGAGCGGTGGACAGTTTTGTCTTATAAGACTGACCGCAACGGTGCGACTAAGAAGACAATTATTGGCAATGGTTGGCTTGAGGATAACGAAATTCTTGTAATCCTTGATGCCCTTCCAACGCCAAATCAAAACGTAGAGTGCTGGATTGCACTTAAACCAAGGATCGAACGTCACTATGCAAATACCGTCGAGACTGATTGAAAACCAATGGATTGAGGATGCTCTTCAGTATCTCTCAACCTCGACAGATCAAACTGCTGCTGCTCGCGCCAATAGGGTGCGAGCAGAGTTCACCAGAAAGCGAACCAAGGCAAACTTAATCCTTCGCTCACCCGAATCATCCGTGGCAATGCGTGATGCTTGGGCTGAATCGCACGATGATTACAAAGAAGTTTGCGATGCAGAGGTTGCAGCAATTGAGGCCGACGAGTGGCATAGGGCGCAACGAAACAAGTGTGACACGATTATCGAAGCGTGGAGGACAGAACAAGCTTCTCATAGAGCGGGGAGTAAGTTCCAGTGATTGATGCACCCTTTATATCTTATCAAACTCCACATGATTTAAATCGAGAACATCAGATCATCGAGTTCTTGGGCACTCAGTGGAATTTTGAATATGAAAAGATGGGTGATTACAGCATTTTTGACTTTAAGTGTCGGAGGCATGGTGAAATCGTTGGCTTCATTGAGGTTAAAACCAAGAGCAAGCCATACACTGACTTCGACACCTATATCTGCACAAAGACTGACATAGACCACGGTTTAAAACTATCTAAAGAAACTAAGTTGCCAGCGTTATTGGTCGTTAAGTGGCCTGACTATTTTGGCTATCTTGATATTCTCCACAATCAATACAAGTCACGCAAATCTGGTCAACGAAACAGAAACGACCCACGGGATTACGAAGCAATCTGCTACTTGATACCAAGGGAACAGTTTAAAGAAATAAAAGGTTTTTCCTTTAATGACTGAGGATATGGGAACCACTAAACGAGGGAACCTATCGCAAAGAAGAAAGTTAGCGATATGGGAACGAGAACATGGCAAATGCATGATCTGCTCAGTCAAGTTGAGGACAGGTCATTTTATCTTCGAGCACGTTCGGGCCTTAGAACTGGGAGGGTCGGATACGGACGAGAATATACGTCTTACGTGCAAGGCTTGTGCTACGGAAAAGACGAAGGAGGATCACAGCAGAGCAGCAAAAGCGAAACGAGCGAAGTCATCAACTTTAGGTTTGAAAGAATCCAAAACCCCACTGCCATACGGAAAGAACTCAAAATGGAAGAAAAAGCTAAACGGAACTATAGTAGCCCGCTAAACTGGCGTCAGTTCATTGATCACACACAGAAGACCGCTGAGGCTCATGCTGTTAAAAATGGTGATCCAGTTCCGGCAATTACGAAGGCTTCCCTGATGGCCTCTGTAATGCTTGAGAAAGAGGTAACGGCGCACGATGTATCAATCATCATGATGTGTATATCGTTAGCCAAGGTCAGTGAGGATCGCCTTAATCCCGATCTGTACCGTGATGTGATCACAACGTCAGCACACACAGCCCAGTTCGCAAAGCCGGTAGATGGTAGCTTTGCTGAACTGAGAATTATGTCTGACTTAGCTAATCAGCTGGCAGCAGCGGACATAGCTTAACGTTTGGCTGCATCCAACGCTTGAACAACTGCGTCGTCGGGTAATGAAAGCATATGCTCAGTCTTGCTTGCCAACATAACCTGACGGCGCTTCAAATCACGAAGAAGTGATTCTGCCGTAAGACCACCGACCTTACCGCCAGATTTGTGACCAACACGACCGCCATTAGCACGTTGCTCTGGCTGAGCCGGATTCATTGCTGGGTTAGATGCAATGTATTTCGTTAAGCGTGTTTCAAGATTGCTAAAAATCTTTTTATTCAAGTCATCTTTATTTAAAGCATCTCTTAATTTGGCCTGAACAGCGGGATTTGGATCAACAGCCATACGAAGCATAGCTGAAGCACGTTGATTAGCCAGACCACGAATAGCCATAGCTCCGCCAGCAATAGGAATTGCTAATCCAGCCGCAGCTAATGTGTAACCTAAAGTGTATGGATCAGTAGCGTGAGCCGCAACTTCTGGAATTGTTGAAATTGCATGTCCAGCAGCTTGCACTGCTCCAAATCCAGCCGCGCTTCCGGCAGTGGATGCAGCCAAAAGTTGGCCAATAGACATATTTGATTTAGTAGAAAGACCCAATGTCCCTGTTAATTCACGAACACGGGCCATTTTAAAGGTACTATTAAGATCATCAAAGGTATTATCGCCTAATGCTGACCTTAATCGTCCTTCAGTTACGGAATCTATGTCCTTAAATGCACTAGCTGCTACATCTGGATTTTCTTTAACAAATGAAAGCAATCCAGTTTTAAAAGCATTTTTTTCCGTATCGCTATATCCACCCTGCTTTGGGGCAGCAGTTAGGTAATTCAATTGATTGCCGATATCTTCTGCATTTCCCTTTGGCTTTGTAATCATGCCAAAGAAATCACTACCCGCATCAAAGGCATTGTCAGCCTTAATATATCGTTGAGCAGTTCCTAATGCCTCACCATATGCAGGGAACATACTTTTAAGAGTATCAGTAAATTTTTTTGTCATCGCTTGAGTTGATGCAGCTGTATCAGACTCACCCGGTGTTGCTGCCTGTTTACGACCCTCACCATTCAAGCCACGCTTAACATAATCCCAATATTCAAGGTCTGGTGGTTCTCCGCCAGATGGCGAGCGCAAAACATATAAGCCAGAATCAGGGTCTTTTACGAATGGAGTTGGTCCAAGAATGCCATCTTTTACCCGCTCATTATTAGCCCACTGAATTGCAGACTGACCTTCTTTCGTATTAATTACAGTGTTAAAGTATGGGTTCCAAACATTATCTGCCCCTTCAGAGTTAAAAGCAGCATTATATGCAGGAGCAGCAGCACTACGATATGCTTTATTTGCAGCGTCGCGTTCAGCAGCCGCATCAATCGTTTTACCAGCAGCATCATCAATTTGAGAACCAATAATAGTGGGATTATTGGCAATCCTTTTGTTAACTACGCTATTTAATGCCAAAGCATTTGGGTCATTCTCAACTTGACCCTCTGCCTTCAAAATAAGCGGTTTAACACCTTGAACGTCAGCCAAAGAAACATTTTTATCGCCACGATCTAAAGCATCTAAATACGCTTCTACCGACAACTGACGCTGCGATGGAAGAATTGAAGGTTGAGTTGCCGCACCAGACACAATTTTTTTAGCCATTACGGATTCTGGATCAAAGATGCCAGCAATCTTACTTCCAACGGCCTTAACACCTTTGGCACCAAAAGTTAATGCTGAGGATATCGGAGTCGCAGCCATACCAGCCAAAGTACTCGTACCAAGGCGTGATGCAGTTTCCTCTGGAGTTTCACCCGGAATCGCCTCAGAAGAAGCAGCAGATGTTAATCCGCTTTCGGTCATACGTCCTAAATATGGAGCCACTTTGGAAATTAACCGTGGTGCATTTTCAGTTAAAGATGCCAAACCACGTTCAATACCAATTTCAGGCTGCAAAATAGATGCCGCAGCTGGAACGCCACTCATAAATGAATATGTCATAGGTGCAGCAGCATATTTTGCCCGTTCAATCGCCTCACGTTGCGCTTGAAGGTCCGTATACCGATTACTGAAATCCTGCCCTTGACCAGAGCCAGCAGCAGCCATAGCAGCATCCAAAGCCTTATTATAAATAGGGCCAACAATAGGAACTTGTCCAAATTGAAATGGTTGATAAGCCGCAACTTGACCCATAGGGCCAGTCGCAGCTAACTGTTTTTGCATCTCAGGAAGTTTTGACTGAACTTTAGCCTCAAAATCCTGAGTTCCTTCTTCTGCGACAGGATGAAAAGATTCGTCAGCAACAGGAACTAAATTGCTCATGGAGAAGTTACCTCTTTACCTGTTGACCAATCGAAACGCTTGCCATCTTGAACTGCTTGATTATTGGATGGATCAAAAGAGAAACTACCTTTTCCGGCCATCCAAGGCTGGCGTTGCACTGGCTTAAATTCTGCCGGTGTGGCCAAAGTCTCAGAACCAACAGTTCTCTTATATGGCAAATTATTGATATCTTTTGGCGTCATTCCAGCAAAATAATCAATCTGATCAACTGCCTTTTGATCATAAACCTTTTGGGAATGATCAGGATCACGGGTCCAATCTGCAATAAACTTGGCCTGTGTTTTTCTTTGTGCTGGATTAGGATTATTAATATTATCAATCCAATCACGCGCTAAGTCTTCCTGACGCAACTGATTACTGCGGTCTTGAGTAATAACTTGATATTTTGCTGCTGGTGCCTTTACTGGCTCCGCAACTGACATCAAACCTTCCTTTAATTGCATATTAGTGGTACGGCCACCTGCATTTGCTGCAACGGTTTTAAAAGCATTGACAATAGCATCTTTGGCGGCAGTGTCAGCCAGCCCTTGGAAACCATCACTATCAACATCAACGCCAGCCTTCTTTAGTGCATTATCAAGGACTGGAGTTCCTTTAATAATACCAATAGCATCTGCCTTAAATCCAGTGGTCCGGTTCATATCAATTTTTTGATATGCGTTAATCAGACCATTTTGAACCTGTTGGACAGCTGGAAGCTCTTCCAAAAATTTAGAATTTTCGGTTGTAAACTTGGTTGCATCTGCATTCTGAGCATCAGCCATTGCTTTTTGAGCAGCTGCCGATAGATTTTTTTGAACAATGGATTGCGGAAATCCATATGTTTTACCATCAGATAACAATGTCTGCTGGCTTCCATTAGCAATGCCTTCAGCCTTATCAGATAAGGACTTCCACGCCTCGAATGCTTTGGTTGCGTCCTGTCCCATATCCTGAAGTTTTTGATAACGCTTCCATGCCACGTCAGCTTGATTCCTAAAGTAAGTAGGCGTTCCAGATGGATGAATATCTGGATATGGATTTACATCTCCAGTCTGTGAAGCATCCGTAGCAACTGCTCCAGCAGTATCAGGAACTGCTGCTTGCGCCACTTTAATTGGCTGAGGAGCGGTTTGATCTTCTGTAGGTTGATTGCTTGGAACAACTGCCTGAATACCACCATCATCAGGCAGCATTGATTGGCCGCCGATTGCTTGCGCCTGACGTGGCTTTGAAGTTCTAAGTGCATTCATTACGGCAGGAGAAAACCCAGCAGCCTGAATAATTGCATTTAATTGTGCATTATATTCTTCTGGCGTTAATGGTGGCGCTCCAGAACCCGGCGTAGGAGCCATAATAGCATTACCCTGCGAATCAACGTCAGAATGATATTTAGATATAAATTTCGTATAGATATCAAGCGCTTGACCACGATTTTGAATATCAAGTTCTTGCTGCCTGAGCGGGATTCCAGCTTCACCAACGCCGACTTGACGGCTTTGAATTGCCTGTTCAGCCAACGCCTTCTGAGTCTCATAATCAATATTGCGCTGTTTAGCATATGTATTTGCGCCGATTAGACCACCCTGACCAATGGCCTGAGTGAGGAATGGCGACGGGCTTGCAGCCATGCCAAATCCAGCAGCCATAATAGCCTGACGAGCATCGTCGGAAAGGGGTTGTCCCTTATTAAACAAATTACCAATCAGACCGGGCTGATCGCTTGAGCTTGGCAAACTGGAAAGACCCTTAGATATAGATGATCCTAAGTTTCCCAAAAAATCTTGATTTGCTGAAATTGTTTGATCGGGATTTGCTGAACTTCCATCAGCATGTGGGACGCGGGGGACTAAGCCACCAGTTGCATAGGAATTGGTAAATGGACCCATGCCCTCATAGCCGCCAGCACCAGCAACGTAATTTGGATTATTAGCACTAATGCCAAATGTTTGACCGTACTTATTAAGAGCAGCTTTACCAAAGCCAGCAATGCCAGATGTATCAAATGCTGGTGCTTCGTATGGTTGAGCGTGAGGAAGGCCCATACCGCCACCCCCTTGAATGCTAATATGCGGAATATATGAACCAAGCGTAATTTTGGCTAATGAAGCCATTTCCTCAGCCAATGGATCATCGGCGTAAGGAGTTTCACCAAACTGCCTCTGGCTTTGACCAATGCCACCATAAGCATAAGGGCGTCGTTCCATGCTTTCAGGAACAAGACCGCCCATCGAAGAACCGCCAGTTGCGAAGTGACCACGATCCGCCGCCCCACTCGTTGCATCGGCATAATTAACCATCCGCAACCCACTTTCTGTCCTATGAACAGCATTAGGATTGCGCTTTTCAACTTCCTGAGCACTCAAACCAATATTGGTTTTTGGATCGCCCTTATAGTTAAACTTGTAAATATTCTGGCCATCAAACGTCTTGCCAATTGGTTCCATATTATCTTTGGAACGCTCATCAGACATAGTTAATAGCGATGTACCAAGGCCAAGTGCGGCATTCATTGGATTTGGAGCCGGGGCAGTAGCAGTGCTTGTTCCACCTTGACCAGCGCCAAGGCCGGAAGCCATGTTGGCAAGACTACCCAGTGTTTGCCAAGGATAAGCCTGTTGCTGAGCATACTGTTGATATGCAGCGGCGTTTTGAGCCTGTTGAACTGCATACGGAATAGCGCCAGCCGCCGACAACTGTTGAGCACCAGTTTCGCCAGCCGTTTGAGCGCCAGCCCCTAACTGTCCATATTGAGCACCAGCGGCCAATGACATTGGAACCGTTTGAAGCGCCGCGTTTTGAGCCGATGTTCCAAGCTGACCATATTGAGCACCAAGTGCGCCAAGTTGTTGAGCGCCCTGCATGGCAGCATTTTGAGCGCCAGTTCCAAGTTGACCGTATAGTGATGCTTGCTGCTGAGCCAATGGCATACCCTGAAGTGCCGCGTTCTGAGCCGCAGTACCTAATGCACCATATTGACCAGCCGCACCCATTCCTTGGCCAGCAATGTTTGCAATATTAGCAGCGCCCTGTTGCTGAGCTTGACCGGCATTAATAAGAGCCTGTTGAGCCTGTCCACCAAGTTGACCATACTGATTAGCAAGGCCGCCAATCTGTCCATACATAGAACCCTGCTGCCCAGCGATACCCGCCTGAGCGCCAAGGCCAGACAAATAATTCTGTGCCGCCGATTGATAGCCAGTGTTAGCCATCTGGCCAAGCGTTTGACCCATAGCAAGGTTCTGCTGGCCCATAAGAGCCGCCTGAGCTACGTTGCCACGATCCCCACCGAAAGCACCCTGCTGGATTGCGCTTCCCTGAAGTTGCTGTTGCTGCTGTTGATTTTGGTTCTGCATCATTGCAGCCGTTGAACCCATTGCATTCTGCAAATAAGGATTCATGTAACCCTGAACACCAGCCGCATAATTCGGGGCATTGTAACCCTGAGAAATACCACCCAATCCGCCGATAGTCTGCCCAAGCCCACCAGCCGCGCCCATCGTACCCATCTGAGCGGCCTGATAACTTGGCTGAGCTGCATATGTTGATTGCATCAGCGGCCTCATGCCAGCTTGAGCAGCGCCCGCAGCTTCTTGATATTGAGGCATAGTTCCAGCCGCAAAAGTTTGAGCACCCTGAAAATAAGGTTGCGCCACTCCCAAGCCTTGGTTCAAAATATCTTGAGCTTGCCCAGCCGCTCCATACCCCGCCTGATAAGCTGGCTGAGCCGCATTCATGTTCATTCCAGCTTGCTGTGCAGCGGCACCCGTCAGATCAGTAGCCGCGCCATAATAAGGCTGGGCAACATTTTGGCCTTGAGCAATTTGGTTCATGGCAGTATTCGTCGCGCCATAACCAGCCTGATATCCGGGCTGTGCGGCCTGAGAATATTGCTGAGCTTGATTGATGCCAGCTTGCTGAGTAGCATTGATATCAGGAACTAGCTGCCCCTGATATTGCTGGTAAGGTTGCTGTTGAAGGGTTTTGCCTTGCTGGGTTATGTAATTATACATATCCTGAACGGCCTGTGGAGGCGCACTCGTGGACGTAGTGGTGGCTGAACCCTTGGAACCCATCGTATAACCCTCAATCTACTTCTTCGTCAGTAGAACCTGTTTTCGCGCCCCATAGGAAAAACGCCCCAGCGGGTTCACCAAAGTTACGCTCGTATAAAGCTATCTTAGCACTTGTTCTCGTATTTGACAAAACCCCAATCATCAAAGGAAGTTCAAGGTCTAACGCAACTTTCTTAGCAAATTCAATCAGTTTCTGGACCCGTGATTCTTTGGCATTACGATAATCTGGATGCACAAAGACACACATTTCTTCCAAGAACTGTTTTTCCGAATACCAATAGTTGGCCACTCGCAATACAACCAATCCTTCAAGTTTATCTTTCGGTCCAATGACGCCGATAATACCGTTGCTTTGTGTCAATTGTGGCCACAGAGCTTCAGCAACTTTGGTGTCATTAAAATCAAACAAACCATTCTCTTTATGGACAATACGAGCCAAGTCCATAATGCCAAATAGGTCGTCTTTGGTGGCAACCCTGACGCGGGCTGGGGTAGTGATTAGCTCAATTTTGCGGTTCTTCCGTGCACTCTTTGACAGACGAACACGTTTTTTAGTCTCTACAATTTGCATTTATTAGTCTTTCTTTGGGCCAGGTAGTTTACTAAGTGTCTTTATTAAGTCCTTACGAGCCAAAACGACAGTATCGTCCAACAAATTATGGCCATGATTGATATCGCCACCACCAAGTGAAGTAACAACACTAGGAGGAATAACATATTCCCCTCCAGCAGCAACAATAGGCGCGAGAGCACCGTGTTCTTTTTCAATTTTAGGTCCGCCATTATGGCCAATCATACTTACTTGTTTATTATCATTGTAATCGTGGCAAAGGTCATCCAAAACATCAAGCCCTGCATCGGTATTTCCCTCACCTAATGCCGACACGATGTCAGCTGGAATAACATATGACCCAGCCGGAACATGCATATTGAGATGATCAGTACGACCAGCTACTGCGGCATGAATTGGTCCGATATGAACACGCAAATCATGCGCCGCACGATCTGAGACATCTGCATTGGTTAACGGGTCGGGAATGTCACCGCCCGATGCCTTCTTAGAACGAGCAACATTCAATGCCGCCGCTATGGCTTGATCTTGAGGATGACCTGAATGGATCATTTCCCTTATATTAGAGCTGATCGTCTTCTGTGACTTACCGTGTGCTAGTGGCATGACGACCTCAACTATACGACACGGCTACAATCATGCCGCTACCGGGAGTGATAACAATGCCCTTATTAACGGGCATATTGATGGTGTAGATGCCAACAGTATTTGGAATGATGGCTAAACGAAAACCAGTCACTGCCGTCGCAACAGATGTTGCGTCATATATAGTGCCAGTCGTTGTACCCGCCACAATGACACTAACCTTAGCAACCCATCCAATAGTTGTCGCAAAATATGTTGATGCAGTTACTTCGTAGGTATTCACCGTGCCAGCAATGTTCTGCGTCGTGTGGTTCAAAGCATTGATGCCTTGCACGCCGTTCTTCTGGGTAGTGAGAATATCGTCTAAAGATGCGATGGTAGCCTCCTATTAAAATTTGCCGTCAATTTGGTAACGATAACGAATCGCACCAAGACGCCAGAAAGTTCCAACATCGCTAGATGATACTGCAATTGACATAAGACGGGCGCGTATGCGGACGGAGATGTACTCTGTCGCTTGCGTCATGTTGTACGGACCATAAGCAGTAACTGCGTCGCCGGGGTAATTCGTCACGTAGAATGTGATCTGAACTGTGGCGTTCTGCGTACCGCTGTAAGTCCCCCACTTCATGTCTGGCCAAATCTGATCAATGAAGATCAGGTTGTCAGCCTCATTGAGCTGGAAGAAGCCTGTCTGGAACGATGACAGCATGGCCGTCGTGGTAGCTCCACTGGCCGCATCATTGCCTACCTCGTGCTGATATAGGTAATTATCAGACCCAGCACCAATGGGAGGCCCAAGCACAGATTGATCAATCCAAGCAGTACGACCAAGAGAGCCATAATCCCACTGTTGGAGAACCGTATTGTATTTAACATAAGAGTCATTCTCCGTCGAACTTGCCGATGGATAGTACCAAGTTACTTCATTGAACTGCGAGTTAACAGCGCAGCATACCTTGCTCAAGTATGATGTATTAATGTTCTGGAAGATAACATCCCAAATCGGGCATGGAATACTCTGGGGGCCAGAACCCATTGACATGAAGAATTGCTTTTGGCTCATCCAAAAGATAGCGCCGTTAAGCTGGCCGGTGCAATGACGCGATACAGCTCCGCAGTTCGATCCAATTTTGTTGAACCCATATACAAACGGAGCGCCAACATACTGCATCGCCCACATATCAAGGTCGGTCCAAAGCAAACCCTGCTGTGGTCCTTGGATGCCAGCGACAATCTTTGATCCGGTTGGAATACGATATGAGCCAGCCTGATTGGTTGGCGTAGCATTCCATTGAGTAAAATCTTCAATATCGCACCAACGAACCAACAATGGATCAGGTGAAAGCGTAAACGACGAGCCATATGCAATAATTTGACGCTCTGGCATGGCGACAAAGATGCCGCTGTTGACTAGGGGGCCGTTGCCTCCAACAATCTGAGCATTTTGAAGCTGTCCACCGGGATGCCAATAGTAAATAGCTCCACCAGCTGGGCAAGCAATCAAATCTTGGCCAAAGTTATCCAAGGTCCAGTCAGTAGTGGTTACTGGAGTTCCGGAAGTTGATGGTTGAGTTGTTCCAACACCAAAGCCACCAGTACCATATCCGCCAACACCATATCCGCTACCCGTTGGCTGTGGCCCCAAGGCAATGTAAAATGTTGATTGAATGTTTCCCGAATTTATAGAAACAGGGCCAGCCGTTGATGTGGCCGTATTAGCCGCTGAAAATGTAAACGTGTTCACCGTTGGAACGGTCAAAACGGTGTAAAGACCAAATAAAGTTAGACCACCAAGCGTAGTTGAAACGCCAACATAAAAAACATCACCAACAGAATAACCGTGATTGTTAAATGTAGTCGATATGATTGAAGACCCATTCGTGGTTGAGAACGCATATGACGCGCCACCACTTGAGACTGTAGATGCAGCTAATGCTGAAGCGTTAATTGTGTATGTCGTTCCAGCCGCTGTGTAGATGGTGTATGGGCCAGTAAGGATTAATCCACCAACTGAAACAGGCGTAACAAAATTGACCAAATCTAATACGGATGCAGTTATTCCAGCATCTGTAATAGTTACCGTATTTGATCCCGCTGTGGTTGAAAAGTTGGGAGCTGAATTTGTAACTGTCACTTGCGGGGTAATATCAACGAGATTGTTATTCGTTAAAACATCAAGTTTAGATTCAGCACCGACAGCAAGATGATTTACGGCATTAAGATCAGCCCAACCCTTAAGCGCCCTAATTTTAGAAGATATGGAAGAATTATAATACGCAATCCAGCCACCAAGTTTTTGAGCCAAGCCAAGGCCCATTCGCTCAGGCAAAAACCGAATCAATGCGGATGATGAGTATGCAGCCTCATTGAGAGCCAACGTGGTGTTGGTTTCTACGCCGGGCCGTAACTTGATCGTGTTATGGGGCATATATTAACCCCTTGAAGGTGTTGCAACAGGAGATTGAGAATAAGAAGTCCAAGCTGCATCTTGATATTTTTTACGATTTTCTTCGGAAAGAGCAGACCTAAGAAGAACCTGATACTGACTTTCGTAGCTTTGTGCCATCTGAGGATCGTCTGATTGTCGGCCAAAGTTACGTTGATATGCAGAAATATAGATCATAGAAGCCATAATCATCATATCTGGCAAATTAGTAGAAATATATGTTTGTGTGTTTGTGGCTGATAATGGAGCAGAACGAACTGTGCCAGTCAATCGAACTTGATAAGCCAAATCTGGGATAGGGCCAATCGTCATGATCTGAGATGTGAAGCCAGTCGTAGCCGCATCGCCGCCGTATTCAGCATAAAACTGTGGCAATCCAGTAGTTGAACCGCCACCATAAACATTCTGAATGTATTCTTTTGTCACTGGCAGCAACGGGGAAGATACACCCGATCCAGTGATAACTTCCATCGTCTCAGTCGTTACAAATTGTGTCTGTGGAATTGTAAACGTACCGCTATTAGCCGTCAGCGAGTAAGCCGTCGTGCTAATTTGGGTGGAAAGAAAATCAAGGTCACGCTGCATACGCAATTCAGCATATGAGATCATTGATGGTAAAATAATCTGAAAATTAATGTCTGTTGTCGGAACAACTGACATCGTAGCAATAGTTTGCACAAAGGAATTATAGTCCACTTAAGCCTCCCTTTTGCGCCAAACGACGCTTTTCAGACCAAGGACGGCCTTTGTGAGAATTAGACATTTTTAACTTTGTCTCATCAGAAAAAGATTTTCTTACCCTATTTCTTTGAAACTTAGACATCTTAGCACGAGTTTCTTCTGAATGGGATTTATGTTTTTTACCTATATTTGATTCGGAGATTTTTCTTTTATGTTCTGCTGAAAGAACGCGACCTTTTCCCGCAGCACCAATTTTTGCACGATGCTCTTCGCTATGCGGGCCAATCCTTCTTTTCGAAGCAGAAAAAGACAGATTTTTACGATGTTCGTCGGAAAATTTTTTTCCTTTTGCAGATTCAGACATTTTTTTACGAATTTCTTCAGATGGATTTGATATACCTTCACCACCATCTGTCATATTTGAAAGATTTTCACGACCATAAAAAGCAATTCTATCTCGTTCAACAAGAAAAGCAGATTCCTCAGTTAACTTTGAAACAACAATTCTTACGTCAACAGAAAATCCCATTGCCGTTAATTTAGATTGAATTGCTTTATGATGTGGATTCCGATTGAACATCACCCAAGCACGACGCGCAGTTCCTTTACCCACATAAAAGCAGGTATCGGTATCTGGACGCCAATGCTCATAGATGTAATAATCCATGACTATCCGACCATGTTAAATGCCGCTGTTTCAACCTCAGAAACGCGGCGCGACCAACCTTTTCCAAAGTTAGCATAGTTTGATAGAGATTGTAAGAAGGCTAAACGGGCTTCGCAAACTCTCGTTGCAACATCGCGAGGGTTTGACGCTTCAAGAGCATCAAATGTATCTGGCCCGATCTTTCCGTCCGCATTAACATTGAGAACCGTTTGAAGGGCTTTCGCTGCGCGGAACGGCCCCGAATTGACGGCAAAATCGAAGACGGCATAATCTACCCCAGCTGGAAGATCGTCTCCGCTTATAGCATCCCAATATTTCGTTCGATAGAGAGGTTCAACATCATTTGGCGTCAAAGCTGCAATGTCGTCTTTCGTCACTACATGGCCAACATACTGCTCCCAAACCGCCTTGGTACAACCTAGATTGGTCGCACCGCCGGGGTCTCTGGGGTTGTCAACATACCCGCCCTCGTTTTGAAGGATGAGCACGAAGCAGGGCTGCCAGTTACTTTGCATGGACGCCTAATGTCTTTTCATAAGTACGCAAACCAGCCATACCAAGCATGGCGGTTACTAATTCCATAAGGGACTGATCCAAAGTAGGCAAATCATGCCACCCCGCCCCAACGGCGATTGGACGCAGAAGGTATTGGTATGCGAGGCCAAGTGCGCCAATCCACCCAATAGCAGGCCGCCAGCCACTAACAAAAATAGAAGACGATTGTGCTTCATTTGCATTCACCTGATTTTGTTGTTCGTCCCAGCCCTGTAAAGACGAACGCAAAGATGCCTCTGCGTCCGCCCTTTGATTCGGATCAGGTATAAACTTATTGATGATTTGAAGTCCCGCACCAATTGCGTCGTCTATACCAAATGCCATAATATTTACTCTGCTGGAGTTTCGGCTGGAGCTTCTGTTGCGGCAGTAGACGCTGCTAATTCTACTTGTGGCTTAGCTTGCCCATGAAGTGCTGCAATAACATCCGCAACTT